CAATTAATGGTGGTTTATTCGGGCTGGGAGGCACTGATACCTTAAACGGATATAATGCGGTAGGCAGATTCCAAAGATCTACTAGTGGCTTTACCTTTATGGCATATCAGGATAATACTTCTGATATGAACGGAGCGATTGCAGGATCTCACCGAAGCTATAACGGTTGGGCTATTCTTGGATACAATACAGCATCTTCTAGTTATGCCTCATTCCGAACAGTAGGCGCCCTAGGCTGCGGTACTCAAGCTTTAACAGCCATGTACCTAAGAAATATCGGCAGCGATAACAACTTAGCTTATCGTAGTCAGGTTGGTGGCGGTATGGCTTATCCAACTGCCGGAGGTTACTTTGAGTATAATGGTAGTAGTGCCTCTTATCCTTTAACATCCGCACATACTGCCGATACTAACTACGGAGGTATCTTTAGAAGGCTTGACGGTAATGGACAAGCAGCATCTAATTTCTATACACAAGTACTGTTAGCGGGTATTACCTATAGCGTAGAAGCTACAAAAGGCGTAATTTATTCTACTAACGGATATGCTCCATTTACTGGCGTTCACGATGGTGTAATACTTAATGAACTAGCAGCTACTATTACACCTGGTGATATTGTAGTTGATAAGGCAGTATTGAAGAAATTAGATATTTCTAACTCTATTGTAGAATATAAACTATCTAGCGGTCCAAACCAAAAAGGTGTGATAGGCGTATTTGTATTAGCTCACGACACGCCTCCAAGAGATTGGGAAGAAAATGCTGTACTTGCAGAAAGTTATGATTCGCCTATGCTAGATCCGACATTAGATGTAAAACGCGAAGCTGCAGTACTTGAACCTAATCCGCAGTATTACGATCTACGAGATAAGTATACTGTAGTTGCAGTTAATGCTCTCGGCGAAGGTTTGATAAACGTATGTGGCGAAGGCGGTAATATTGAAATAGGCGATTTAATTGTTACCTCTAGTATTCCTGGAAAAGGTATGAAACAAGGTGATGATATTGTGCGTAGTATTACTGTTGCGAAAGCAAGAGAAGTCTGCACATTTACAGGTCCTAATCAGATTAAGCAAATAGCCTGCATATATTTAGGCGGATAACAATAGTTTACAACGTACTATTGTTTACATATTAGGTCTACAAATACCCTGTCCATAAAAATGGGCAGGGTATTTTTTTGCATTGACATAACTGTGCCTTTGTGATATAATAATACAAATTGTTCTATAGGTGTCTAAATTTTTCCTTGACACGCAATTAACTATGATTAACCACTAAAAAGTATGATCTTATTGGCGTACTTGAAATAAGCAGTCCGTGACGGGGAGAACTAACTAATGTTAGGAATAAATTCAGAGGAAATAATTCAAGTATTGACCATGGTATCACTGGCAGTCATTGCCATTTTTGTGGGAATCAAGAAATTATTAAAAGATTGGCGAAGTACTGACGCCGAAACAAGCATAATAACTTTAATGCACTCAGAACTAGAAAGACTAAGTCAGCAGAATACGTCTCTTAGTACTGAACTGGGAAGGCTGCACAATGAAGTTATCAATCTTACTCAAGAGCTACAGAAATTAACTTTTGAGAATCAACGTTTACAGACAGAAGTTTGTGCCCTTACTGAAGAAATAAGCATATTCAAACGAATGTCTAATACTACGAAAGGTAACTAAATGCAACCAGCTAAACTGAGTTATAAAGTTTATCAAGGCAGCACCTTTCAAGAAGCTTATCGTTGGGAATCGCAAACAAAGGTTTACGTACCTATCCAGGCTATCTCTAAAGATGCACCTTGTGTAGTTACTACATCAGAATCACATAACCTACCAGTAGGTTGGAGATTTAAAGTAGTAGGTGCCGGAGGCATGAAAGAAATTAACAGTTCTAGTGATTCATATTACTTAGCAACTAATACTACTTCCAATACTATAGAAATTAATTCTGTTAATAGCTTACAGTTTGCTAACTATACTAGTGGTGGAGTAGTCGAATATAACCATCCAGTTGATTTAACTGGATACAAAGCTAGAATGCAGATTCGCAAAGCAGTAAGTAGCCCAGAAGTATTATACGAGGCTAGTACTGATACCGGAGAGATTGATATAGATCTAGTACTAAGTACTATCACTATTACAATAGATGCTGCAACTACACAAAATTTTGGATTTACTTCAGCAGTATACTCCGTTGAGCTATATAAGAATGACGGAACTGTAATACCTTTCCTAACTGGTAACCTAACACTGGTACAGGAGATTACAAGATGACTGAAACAGTAGTAACTTCCTCAAGTAACACATCAATTATTACAGAGCAAGTTAATACTAATGTAGTAGTTGATAATGAAAAACAGCCTACAGTCATTGTTACTGGAGTCATGGGTCCACGTGGTGCTACTCAAATCGCAGATTCTAGTCAATTTGATCTAACAGAATTAGGCTCCGGATCAGTTCTAGTATATAATGCTGTGACTGAGAAGTGGGTAGCCACTAACCTACTAGACCAGCAAATCGTTGAGTCTGGTCAGTTTTAAAGGATAAGAAATGGCTTCTATTGTAAGAATTAAACGCAGTGAAGTAAGCGGTAACCCTGGGATATTGGGTGCTGGTGAACTTGCTTACTCTGCTCTAGCCGATAACGGCAGCAACGGCGGTGATCGTCTATATATTGGTATGGGCACCGAAACTGCAGGAAATGCAGTAAATCGTATCATCATCGGTGGTAAGCGCTACACAGATCTCGTAGATGCTGCCACACACCTAAACACTCCAAGTACTATTCTTCGTCGTGATAGTAATGGTGCAGTTGTAGTTGATATTACTGGTAACGTAACTGGTAATGCTACTTCCGCTACTAAGTGGTTAAACAAGCGTAACCTAAGCTTAAGCGGTGATGGTACTGCAACATTATCTCAAATCGATGGTACTGCAAACGTAAGCGCTGAGTTTACCCTAGCAACTGTTAATACGACTACAGGTACTTTTGGTAGCACAACACAAATTCCAGTATTCACTGTAAACGGCAAGGGTTTAATCACTGAAGCCAGTACAGTAGATGTTGCTACAAACTTAGCAATCTCTGGAGATAGTGGTACGGATACAGTTAGCTTACTTAATGATACTTTAAAGTATGCTGGCGGCACCGGTGTTACAACTGGCGTAACTAACAATCAAGTTACTATCTCTATCGGTCAAGCAGTTAATACAACTAGCAACGTTACTTTCAATGATGTAACTGTAAACGGCATTTTCCGTAGTAATGATATTACAGCTGCTAACATTAGTATTGATGGTAATGCCAGTATTACAGGTAACTTAACTGTATTAGGTACAGTAACTACTGTAAATAGTACAACAGTTGCTATCGGTGATAAAAATATTGAATTAGCAAAAGACGCTACTAGCGCAGTAATGGCAGATGGCGGTGGTCTTACTGTTAAAGGCCCTACTGTAGCAGCTACAATCACTTATTCAAGTGGTGATGATAGCTGGAACATGAATAAGATTCTTAATGTTTCTGAAGTTCACGGTGCTTTAATCGGTAACGCTAGTACCGCTACAGTTTGGGAAACTGCGCGTAACCTTAGCTTAACTGGCGACGCTACAGCCACTCTTGCAAACGTAAACGGTTCTCAGAACGTAAGCGCAGCAATCACTCTAGCAACTGTTAATAGTGATGTTGGTACTTTCGGTGACGAAGTAACAGTCCCAACAATTACTGTAAACGGTAAAGGTTTAGTAACAAGTATCCTACAGACGGCTATCCCAATTGCCACCACGCTAATCAAAGGTTTAGCTAAATTCGATGCTAACCAATTTACTGTAACAAACGGCTTAGCTAGTATTGCACAAATTGATGGCGGCACTTATTAATAAGGAGCCACTATGACAGCTGCAGTAATTAAATTTAAACGTAGCTCAGAGCCTGGAAAAATTCCACAGCCGGAAGACTTAGAATTCGGCGAGGTGGCAATAAATGATTATGATGGTACCATGTACTATAAAAAGCACGATGGTACTATCAGTTCGTTTAGCGCAGGTGGCGGACAGGATGCCTTAATTGAGCAGATAGCTAACGAAAAAGCTATCGTAATGGCAATTGCATTGGGGTAAAATATGGCAACA